CGACCTAAATAATCGTGTATGGATGATGTTGGTAATTCATAACCAATCATTTTTGCAATGAGTCGTACGTGGTATGAATCAAAGTCCATTTCGACTAATGCACCTCGCTCAAATCTACTATGAAATGCAGCGCGCGTACCATCTTCTTTATTCATTGCAGCAAAGTTGAATCCTCGAAAGGCATTACTAGGACGACCTGTTGTTGTATGATAATGATATTGAGAATATACTCGGCCATCATGTATCAATTCTGGCATTCTGAATGTTTCATCTACTGCTAATCCTGCTGATTCTATTGTTGCAAACGTTTTAGGATATGTGTCATTGAATTGCAAATATGAATCAGTTAATTTTGCATTTACGCACATCGGCCAAGCATAGTGACGTATCTTTTGACACATTGCCATATGTTGTTGTAATGGCACAATACAATTAACTGCATCTAATGCGGTATGTCGGCGCCAATAAAATTGATGTGCTGCTGTTACATAATGTGATTCATCATATGCCTCGCCATATGTATACCACCACAATGTTTTTACATCCCATACGGCGTTGTTACCGCCGGTTTGTAGCCATCGCTTCTTGTCATGAACAAATATATTCTGTAGAGCCATAAACTCCGGGACAAGTTCTGAAAAGCCCCTTAGTTGTTCGGTATGATACATAGGAATCATACGTTCTACATCATCTTCCGTATAAATGTATATTGCACATAAACGATTAACTGCAGGATGATTCGTGGGACTACAGTATATCGGTACCAGCAATGTCTTTCGATCTTTGATGTATCGTAACGTTTGTTGTGCCTCTTCTATAGTATCCACTATCATTATATGGATAATAAGAAAATTTTATCATGATTCCAAACCATTGATATCTGTTGCAATAGTAAATACATTATCAACATAATACTCGGTTAGATTTGTTAAATGATTTAAAATTTCTGGTAATGATAAAGATGCGAGTCGTATTTCTTTTTTATTTTTAGTAGCAACTCCTTCAACTAAATATCCATTTATTCGTTCGTCATTAATATTTCCAGAAATAAACCAAGTTAATGATGTTGCTGAATATAATTTTGAATCCATGATATTAGATTGCCATTGTTGATATTGTAAATGATTTGTTTCTATGATTATAGATTCATTATGTTTTTTAAGAAAAAAACGAGAAATAAACCCATTTAAAATATCTTGTTTATTTACTTGCACTGGAATTGAGCTTGGCATTACATATGTTTCATTATATGCATTATTTGTTAATTTTTGATAAACAATATTTTTTACATTTTCCGGAGTTGTTTCTTGATATGGAATCAATTGTATTGATGATCTTGGATTCCATTCGGGCTGCGTATATGCTTCACCAGTTGTATATAAATGATATGAACCAACATATTCAATGTTATTAATAGTCATCCATTCTTTACCAGTAGTATATAAATTACTAGTTATTTCATCAGTCGGATAATATAGTTTTAATCGTGCCATGTTTATCCTATTTTAGGTCGCATTATACATTTAACTTTTGATGTCCAGCTTCCCTCAGTATCAACATCATGAGTAATACCTATTATGCTAAATACTGTATTTTTTTTATATTTTGTAGGTAAACCATCAAATGTTAAAACATCTCCATATCGTAATCCATTTATACCATCAATTGTAAAATCAACATCAAATGGAAATATTGGTGCAGTTAATTGTTGTGATTTGCTAATATCATCAAATGGAAATTTTATATATTCAATAAGTGCTTTACTTAATTTAGTAGTATGTTCATCAACAAACGGAATTTTACCATAACTATCTTTTGCATCATTTAAATTTTTTGCATTTTGTAGATGTTTTTCTCTATATTTGGCTCGAGCTTTATTGATGGAAGCGGCATCTTTAGAATTATACATAAAATTTAAATATGGTGCAATTTCATCATCTGATACATTAGTTCCTGCGTTTAATACATATGATAAATTTTTAACATTGCTAGGTAATTTTGCTTGAAATGTAAATTCTCGAACAATTGAGCCAGTTGGGTGATTAGCTAACATTGGCACTGAATATGGTTTAACTGTATCTTTTGCAGTCACTGATTTTAAATATTTCGTATCGCTAAAATACAGTGTATTAGGTAAATCTGGATCTGAAACTAATTTAAGATTAATTGCATTTCCAGTTGCAAATGATATTTTATAACTAATATTTGCTAAAAAGTCAGATATCATAAATGATTTTGTATTTGATCCTGATAATGTATTTAATATTTCTTGAATCATTTCAATATTTAAAAAAATTCTAGATGGACATATTACAGTAGTATCATTATTATTAAATGTAATACCAGGCCATTGTTTTACATTACTATCATTACTATAATTAGCCATGGTATTTACTACATTTGGATACATCTTTAATATATTATCGCCGTAAACATTCATGCCGCCGGCATTTTGAGTTAAATTTGAATTATTTGGTAATAATAATACTTCCTTTGGATTACATGATGTTAATGATGGATAATAATTACTAAACTGCATAGAATCATTACAAATAATTTCTGCTTTATTAGCTGCACCCGTAATTTTAGTTATAAGTTTTTTGTTAATAAATTCTATTAATGCGCCTAATGTTATATAACGTTGAACTTCAACGTATGTTTGACGTTTTGGATTATCATTAAATGCTTGTTCTGCGGCTGCTTGTTGTTGATTAAATTGAGTTTGTTGATCAGCTACACTTACAGTAGATCCAGTGTCAGCTACAAATATAGCTCGTTGAAATTTTGGTAGTTGTACATTTGGATATAATTGTCCATATAAAATAAATTGATCAGTTGCTTTCGTGACAACATTATCAATTGTAAATGGTATTAATAATTCTGGGTCATTTGTAAGTTTTTTAACATCTTTAAATTTATTTCGGACACGTTCAAATTCGTTGTATAACTGTCCATAAAACTCAGTTGATCCAGCAGGTTGTCCTTGAGCTTCTAATTCATTTGTAGTGCTAACTGCTACAGTATTATATTCTACAGCTTTTGTCTGTTCAGTTTTTTTAGCATCTGGATTCATTAACATGGATACATCGGTATATGTATTACTAGTACCAGTTAATGAAATTGTAGCATCTACCGAACCTTCTGTTGTATATGAAAAATCAAAAGATGTTATCAAACCTTGAAATGAAAATTTATTAAGTTTACGTATTTCTCTTTTAAATTCCGATAAAGAATTAGACAACGTTGGATACATTTTCTTTAATTTTTCATTGATTACTTCTTCTGATAATGAACCAAATAAAGATCCTGTAGAAATAAGATTCGTATCTGCTCCCGTAATTACAGCAGAATTTGGGTGTTCTATATCAATTTTAACGTAACGGCCTGGATAAAACCACACTTCTTCAATTGGATCTAAGTCGCGTGTTGGGTTTGGAATTGAAATATTAATAGTTGCTTTATTTAATAAACCCATTGAATGATCACCGATATCAATACTTACTGCAGTAATTATTGGACCTATTCTTCTAGAAAAGTCGTTATTATTTCTAGTTTCCTTAAGATATGCATCTCCGTTTGCGTCATAATCAATTTCAGTTTTTGTATATGTAGGATTTGTTAAAAATCCGCCAGGTCCAGATGGTAAATATCTGCCAGATCGTACGTTTCTTCCTCCTAGAACTCCATATTCTCCGAGATATTCTGTTCCGGGATCTGCAGATCCGGATGTATATGCAGTTAATTTTACATTAGCAATTTTTCCTAACATAAAATTTAAATCTTTAGTTGTTCGATTTCGTCCCGAAAGACCTCGAGCATTTAGTTCTGTTTGAACTGCATCATCTACTTGTGAATAAAATATGTTCATCGTGAATTATTTATTTCAATTATAACTTGTTGTATAATATTTTTATCTGGTATTCGTATTGTAGTATTTTGTGGAATAATCAATGTGCCTTTACCTAAGCCATTTGCGACACCTATTGCCCACCACATTGTTGCATCTTGATAAAATTTACTTGCTAATTTATCTAATCGTTCAACCGATGTTGTTTGTATATAAACATCATTTGGTGATACAGGAATATTTGGAACTATCACTGATGATAGTCGCCGTTTTCCTATAGAATTTTTTAGTTGTGTTGCTGATGCATATCTACTTGACATTTTAATTAGTCTTCCATATTATTAATTATCTACCTCTAGTTCTACCTTGATTGAAATCTTCATCTGGTATATTAGATTCAAAATCACTTAACCAGTTATCATTATTTTGTTTCGGAATGTTATCATCATTATATTGTTTAGCTAAACTAAAGAAACGGCCATTATTTTGAGGTAATGAATCAGTAATAACATTAAAGTCACAACTTACAGAAATTTTTCTAGGTGTTTCGAACATTTCTCTATCGCCTTCGATATTAATTTCCCATGAATGATCTAAGTCATATGTATAACTCAATGAAGTCATAACTACTGCTGTCTGATGAAATAAATCTCCTAATGTTATTCGCATCCATGGGCCTACCAACGCAATAGATGTAGGATCATATTTAGGTGCACAATAACCAGCAAGTGCATTTAATTTTCTCCATGTTGGTTTGATTTCATCACGGTCGGTTATAACAATATCAAATCCTAAACTTAAAGATCTTCCATATCCAGTATATTGATAATTTGGATCGGCGCGTCCGATCATTTTTACGTCTGTCCACGATTCTGAGAATGAATCAGCCAAACTAGTCAATACCGCTCTAAATACAATGATGTCATCAGAGCCGCCGCCATCAACTAAATTTTTTGCAGTTAACGTTGGTCCTGTTAAGAAAAATTTTATAAAGTCTTTAGTTAATGATGTTTTAGGTACAGGTGAAGTTTCAGAATCTAGTCCAGGTGATGGTTTCCATTGATATGCATTTTTTAATAAACGTTTTCCAAAATCGATAACAGTAACTTTATCACCGCGAAATGGTGTTACAACTTCTAATGGGAAATTTGTTCTAGCAAATTTTCCTTTATTTCCTTGAATCGCATTAAGTCTCCATTCTGTATTTACTTGACTACGCAATGTAAAATCACTTCGTAATGCAAATTTATTGTCATGATCGCCCCAACCATAACCAAATTGACCAACACCATTTAAATTAAATAATGCATAAGCTCCGGCTGGCGATAATGACGTTCCAGCATAAAGTCCAGCTCTTCCACTTGCAAGGCCCGGACGTATTGATGCAGCTGCACCATCTTTTCTAGCATTGCCAATAGCTGAACCTATTTTTACAAGTAAATTTGCATTTTGATTAGCAAAGGAACTTGCAAAACGTTTTGCTCGAAAATCTGGATATGGTGATAAATTACCAACTGAATTAGTGATATCAATTATATCTCCGCTGTAATTTAATTTATTAGTTAATTGATCAAAAGGTAATGTAAAATATGTATTATCAAGTACTCCGTTGCTATCAATTGCAGTATTAAATACTTTTTGAGCACTTTGTCCTATTTGTGGAAATCCTAACGCTCCAGCTGCAATGCTGCTAGCATAACCAAAACTATTTCTTAAAAATTTATCATTAGTTAAGTTTGTAAAACTGCCAGTTACATTTAATGGAGCTTGTATTAATGATTCTGGAAATAATCTTGTACCTGCTGGCGCTAATATTGGTGCATATGATGGATATGATATTGGCGAGTCAAATGGATTGCCTACATAACCAGCTGCTGGTATATAAGGCGTTTGTGTTAACTGTTGAGTCGCACCTGGATCAAAAATCGTCGGATTAGATAATTGTTGTATTGGTGGAGCAAAACCTAATATTGGATTGCCAATGCCAATTGTTACACCTATATTGCTAGCAGGACTAAATTGCGATGAATATGCAACAGTTGGATTAGTTTGTAGCGTATCCGGTAGTATATTAAATGGGGTCGTAAATTGTTGTGTTGCATTTAACGTTGGATTTGGTGGGTTTGATATGAAATTAGTTTCTGTAGTAGTTATAATATCATAAAATGGGGTAAATTGTGAATTATTTTGTGTAGTAGGATTGGTTTGTAGCGTATCTGGCAGTATATTAAATGGCCCCGTAAATTGTTGTCCTGCTCCTAATGTTGGGTTACTCATTGTTTTTCCTATCCATAATATGCACTGTTTATACCAGCACCAAATGTGTTATCTCGTTTTGATAATATGCGTGTTTGATTTCGTATTTCTGCAATCATCTCATCTATTTTCGATGCTAAATTAGAATTTCCAGAATTAGATTTTGGAAATAAATTAGTTCCTGCAACAACTGTGTCATCGTTATTCAATGCAAACGTATCTTCTCCTGCTAGCAGTATGCGATCGCCATATCCCGTCGGCGTTGCAATAAGGTCATCCTGCGGACCACCGGTGGTACCACCTGCACTATATGTTGGAGCTTTTACTGCAAACCCAGATCCAGCTCGATTTTTTAATGCATTGAATACCGTACCAGCAATATTTCCTGCTAATAAAGTTGCACCTAAACTTTTCATATCTTCGGCAGATTGGTTTTGTTGTATTCTTTTCATTTCTTCTACAGCTGCTGTAAAATCATCACGCATTGCTTGCGTGGAAGTTCTAGCAAAATTTAATTTCTGTAATACTAATTGTTCATTTGAATTTTGCAACTGTTGTTCCAAGAGATCTTCAGTTGTTCGTTTGTCATTAGAATCATTAAACTGTTTTAATTCTTCTTGTGTTAATTTATTATCGTTTGCTAACTGCTGAGCAGCTGCGGCGATTGAACCATTATCTGATATATTAATTTTAATTCCATTTTCTCCAGCTTTTTCTATAATTTTTTGTTTTTGTATTGCTGAAGCAAGTTGTTGTTCTTGAATACCTAATAAATCAGCCATTTGCTTTCTAGCAAACAGGTTTTTTTCTAAATTATCACCTTCTTTTTCAACAATTTCGGTTAATATATCAGCTTGTTTATTTGCATCTCCACGTAATGTTGCTTCTCGATATAAATTAGTTAAACTTTGATTTTGGTCATTAGTTAATTGACGACCAGTTAATAATTGATATTCTAATTCTTTACCTATACTACTTTCAATATCTAATAAAGCTTCGCCGGCGCCCGCTAAATCTTCTAATTTTAATCCTAATCGAGATGCCTTAATAGTTGCTTGTTCTAAAGAACCAGGTAATCGACCATATTGTAATTGAATATCTGCCCCAGCTTCTGCAATACCTGCGGTTATCATTTGTGTATAACCTAAATCGCCATTTGTATCACCTAATGCTTTTGCGACTGCTTGTGTGAATTTTAATTGTTGAGCGGCATTATCAGCATTTGATGCTGCATATTGTGTAAATGATTCTGCTTGTTCTGCAGTTAATCCTATAGATTGATCTAATAAGAAATTAGTTTGCATCATCCCTTGATAAAATTCGTTATCTGCCAAACCAAGTTGTTTCATGTTAGGTAGAATTTTTTTAATGATTCCACCATATTTAGAAAATTGTTCAGCAGTCATTTTAGTTGTTTCAGACGCGCCGGACATATCTTGTGACATCTTTAAAAATTGTCTCGTTAATCGTTCAGCTGCATTAAATCCAATGCCCATTGAATCTGATGTTTTTTTGAAACTTTTTTCATAGTATGTTGCTGCTCCGGCAACTTCTTTTAACGATGCTTGTACCTCTTCTTGTAATTGAACAAATTGACTAAAACCTAAATTAATTTTAGTAGTTTCGCTATCTAATTTACCAAATGCAGCAACTGCTTCTGTGCCGACTATTTCAGTGATATCTTTTAAAGCTGGTATAATACCAGTAGCAGCGGCTCCTAAGTCTCTTAAGAAAGTAGTCCAACTGGGTGTACTACCTTGTTTAGGTTGTTGTTTTAAACGTTGTATGAGTTGTTGCTGAGTCATAAATACTTATTTTTATATAAATATTTACTTACTAAATTTTAGGTTGTATAGGAGGAGATGCAATTTGTTTAGTTTTTCTGTTTTTATTTTTTTTAGCTTGTGCAATTTCTTTTTGATATTCAGCACGTTCTTCTAATATACGAGTAACATGTTTCATCCACCGGCGCCGTATGAATATTGGCATCGTATAAATAGTATCCCAATCCCAACGACCTTCGCCGTGCCAAATCATGTTAAATAAATTGTCGTGTAATATTACTTGGTCTTCTGGACTAAAACCAAAAAAGGTCTGATCTAAGTTGAAACCCAGTTGTGAAGGTGCCCCCGTTTTCACCTTCAAACTCATGAGTTAAATCAATACCTGGAGTATTTTTTATAAAAAATGTTCGAAATTCTCGAGAATTTTTAGCTAATAACTCATAACGCATAAAATTTTCAATGTCAGTAGTTTTTCTAGAATCGCCTACTTGTTTAATTATGCTACCAAGAAGTTTAGTTACTGAAGCTTCGGCTATATCAATTTTTATATTATATGAAAATTTAATATTAATTCCATCGATACTATAATCAAATTCACCATTTTCATCTGATTGTAAATCAAATGGTTTAAATTTAATTTTTTGCAAATTAATGCTACGATCTAACATGTTGCCAGTTACTGGGTCTTGGATTTGAACTGGGTAGTCAGACCCATATGATAATATTCTAGCATATATAATTAAACCATTTTTATCAAATGTTGAAATTTCTTGAACATCTACACCTTCGGTAACAATAATTGATTCTAATAATTTATCAAATACTACTCCATTTTTTATATATGAAACATTAGTTAAAATGTCTTCATCATATGCAGTCATATATCTCATTTCAATTTGACCGCTACGTAGAGGTGATGATTCAGGATAAATTTTTCCAGCGCTGGCTAATGAAACGATAATACTAGGCAATTTGCTTCGTTGTTTTGATTCATAACGCTGTTTTGCTAATTCAATAATGTTTGGATCAATTTTAGTAGTATGTGTACTCATATATTCCTTATAACCTTTATTATAAATATGTTCGAACATAAAAAAAGCCCCAATTTAAGGGGCTTTAATATAATTTTTATTTTGAATTAGAAATTCAAGAATGCCCAATCAAATTGTATAGTTAATTCAATTTCTTGTACTGCATCACTTGACCAATCAAAAGTTCCAAATCCTGCACTAGTAATAAATGCACCATTAAGTTGCCATTCTTCAATTATTTCACCTAATGGAGAAAGTTGATGCAACTTAAGTGTTTTTTTGTAAAATGATGAATAACCATCGCGGCCTGTTGCTGATTCGTGATGTAAACGAACCCATTCCATAACAGCTTGTGCTCCAGATGGAACAATTGCATCATACAATGTCATAGTTATGGTGTCCCATGCATGTTTACCTGCAACATAACGTTTAACGTTAATCATATCTAATTCAACAGCTGTGTTGGTAATTGTTGGTTTACCTGATGCTTTGATAAGATAAGATGGAATATCATCCATATCAAGAATGAAATGATGTTGGCGTTTCGGTTCCCAAGAATATGCTTTATCCCAAATATCAACATTTGAAACAGCGTCTAAGTTTGGATTCAATTGATCTATTAATGCCATGTTCTTTCCTATTTTTAATATAAATATCGAGAATGTAAAAAAAGGCAGAGCGAACCCTGCCTTTTATACTTTTTTATTTAATATTATGCCGATGCATTACCAAATGACGCACCTGTTGGTTGAATATTAAAATCTAGAATAATGAATTCTGCCGTACGAGTCGGTTGAAGGAATATTTGACCGTATAAAATATTTTGATCAATTAAATCCGGGGTGTTATTTGTTTGATCCATAACAACTCGGAATGCAAATAAACCTTGATTTGCTCTTACTTGTTCCATATACGGATTAACAATGTTCAAGAAACGATTACGTGTTGATGTAGTATTTTGTTCGAATACTAAATAGCGTGTTGAAGATGCAATAAATTTCTTAACTGCAATCAACAAACGACGCACATTAACGCGGTCTAATGCACTTGGTCGAGCTTGTAGTGTCTTTTGACCCCATACAACAATTCCATCGTTTAAGAAGTTCGCAATAGGATTAACACGAGCATCATACAATGTATCTCGGTTTGATTGTGATAATCTAATATAAGTATCAGTAGCAGTAATCAATCCTCTATTCAAACCAGCTGGTGCATACCATGGTGCTTGATTAGTATCATTAAATGCTAATACTCCTGGAATTAAAGTTGATGGCGGCACCCAAGTTGGAACATTGTTTGCACCATTAATTTTTAACCATGGCCAATATGCTGCAGTGTAATTGCTATCCATTGACGTAACTTGATTAACTACTGTTGAAATTGAATCTGTTAATGCATTCGTATCCATTACATAGAATGTATCTTGACGAGTTTCACACAATGTTCTTGCTAATCCAGTTACATTTGGATGTAAACTATCAATAATACCTGGCGTAACAAGTAAATTCATATCATAGTAGTCAGTGTTACTTAACAACGTAAATGCTTTGTTATATGCAACTGTACCAGTAGATGTTCCCGTAGAACAATTAAAACCAAATGTATTTGTTGACACAATATTAGTACCTGAATATTTTTTTAGATTTGGTTTAGCGCCATCAAAACCTCCTTGAAATGGAAGTATGAATTTACGAGTTGATGTTGCAACATTTGTTGTAAATGTTCCTGCTACTAATGCAGTTTGTAATGAACCAGAT